TGACGTTAGACGTTATACCAACTATTCAGGATGACATCCCTCTCCAAGAGTTTTCAGCAAAGCTGAAGACTTAATTGAGGATTTGGATATTAATTATAAACCTGGAACTAGGTATCCAGCTGCGTTTGGTATTTGGATTATGGGAATGAAACAATCTGGTTTTCCAAATTGGTTTGCTAATTATGTTAATCATGGGAGAATACCAGATAAAAATCAAAAACTTAAAATAGAAAAACAGTTTGCTGCATGGGCGTCGCAAGAGAAGGATATGAATGGTAATAATCGTTATGAAAATGAGGATTACTCCATCATGGAAGCATCTGTTCCTATAGTTACTGTAAAAGATAACGCTCTACTTGGTGAGATTCAATTACTGAGAGATCAAATTAGGATTCAGGGTGAAGAAATTGCGAGGTATAAACCGCAGCAAATATTATTTTCTAATAAAGGTGGTGACAATGGTAATAATCTTTGTCATTTTGGTAGTAAGTGTCGGCGGAAAAATTGTCGTTTTGTTCATCCCCCTGGTAAAGAAAATCAGAGGCGTGAGTCGACTATAATTACCAATTTGCAGAATCCTATTGATTTGCCTTTAAAAAGTATCGTTAGAGTTATTGGGCGAACAGCTAATGGAATAGAACTACCAGTCTGCCAAGGTACAAATTTGTTTGGTAAGATATGGTTTTGGGAACATGCAATAAATAATCCCGACATTAAAGCTGTTAAATTTATTAACTCTAGTTATTCATCTGACTTTGTGGAATTAAATAAGTTGTTGGTTGTAAAAACTAGTGTGGGAGATAATCTTTTAGGTTACCGACATAACACTTCAATGACTTCATTGAGCAGAAATAAGACTGAATTAGCTAAAGGTCAACAAGTTTGGTTGGCTAGTTTTGACTTGCAAAATGGTCAGGCCAAAACTGCTAATGGTCATATTGATATGATGAACAAGGATACTGTTGTTTATGATTTTACTACGGTCGATGGTGACTGCGGTGCCCCAGTTATGGCCGGAGGTTCTGCGGGTGTCATTGGTATACACATATTTGGTGCTGCTAGTGGCAATTCTTGCTTTAAGTTAAATGATGACGTAAGCATCCGTATGAATAGTGCTACGTTATTGTATGAACCAAAAGCTTAGTACGTTTGGAAAGTAAAGGGAGCGTGGTTGAACAAGTGATCCAACACTATATTGATAATGTTGGAGATCTTGTTCGCTACGATCCAAACGTTACTCCCGATATTACTTTTAATAAATTTATTGACTGTGATAACACCGGTTTTACTTATTTAGGTAGAGTTAATCGTATTACTTATTACAAGGAATCGGTACAAATAATGACCAACGTTGCTGCGAGTTTTGTCAGAAATAATGAAACTGAAGCAGCACAATTTGACCTTGAGTATCGCCAATGCCAGCCAACAGTAGAAACTGGTTATTTGGCGGTTTCTAAGTATGGTAAAAAGAAACCTGATGGTGTAAACGGTTTAGCTTTAACTTTTGCTTACCGTTTTTTTGCACTTTATGTTTGATGAGTTCGTTACAAACTCGTCAGTGATTACTTGGGATGACTGCATGAAAAGTATTAATAAGAATACTTCATGTGGTTACCCCTATTCTAGTCACAATTACTTTAAATCAAAAAAACAATTTTTTGAACTTAAACATTGGCAATTTGTCGTTGAAAGTCTTGAAAATAAGGCTTTTAGCGATGATTCTTTTCGCGTTTTTTGGCAAGTTAGCCAAAAATACGAAATGCGTAGTAACGCAAAATTGGATATGCCTATTCAAAAAATTAGAGTTTTTTTAGCGGCACCAGTTGATT